CCTATATATTATTTCGAAAGACAAAATCAATTGCTCTTTCAGCTTCTTTAATCATATCTCGTTTTCCATACCAACCACCAGTTTCATTGTCCAAGTCTGAACAAATCCAAGCAACTTCGCGAGCCGAGATTGGATAACCTCGTTGCATTGCATTACCTGCAGTTGACACCATAATTTTGTACATCTGTAAATACCAACCTGAGCCAGTAATACCTTTGTATTCTTCTACCTGTCTTTTATTTACAAAAGGGCAGTCTTTGTATCCAGTCCATGAAAAATTAGTGTTGTTGAGTTGGTTTTTTCTGTGTTCAACAAGTCCGTTCCTAATTGCTTCTGGTAACTTATCGAAAAACGATTCATTTGATACGACGTATCGGTGTTGTTCCATAAGTTTGTTTGGATCCATGACGAGTCCATCGTGTGTGAATATAAAATTGTAGGCATTTTTATACCTTGAAGGGACATAGTACATTCTACTAAGATCTTTTGTTTGTGCATCTGCGATATCTCCTATCTCTTTATTTAATGCGAACCAAAAATGTTTAATCTTATCTGCATCAACTGATTCAGTCAATGGGAATACTAATCTAAATTTTGGATGTTCTTTAGTTGAACTTGCTGTTGAATAACAAACATATTTATATTTTGAATACTTTTCATGTATATCTTCAATAGATCCGTCATAGTCATCGACATCAACAATGCCGAAACCGCCCCAACTAACAACATTAACGTTAGCTCGAGTGGTTTCGGTCTTATATGTGGCTGGTGATATTAAAGGAGCATCAGTTTTCTTTTGATACTTATCACCATCTGCCAAACGGTATAATACCTTTTCAAAATCATCAAAAGACTTATAATCAATTCTTTTAACAGTTTTGTTATCATATATACTATCAAATATTGTCAGAGATACCATTATTAACTCATATTATAAATTTACTAAAAGACCATGATTACCGGTGTGGTCAGGAGCTTTCCAGCCTTCGGGTTTAACTAAATCAGGAAGACCTAGTGGATTTGGACGTGATTCTTTTACGCCAACGTTCTTTGCCATATTAGCTTTGTGAACGTTATGCCAAGCTTCATTAGCATCGATACCCATAACATCAAGTGTTCCAATAGCAACTACACATAGATCAATAAGACCATCAACTATTTCTTCAGCGTCTTTCTCACCAGTAGCTTTAAATGTTTCATCAAACTCTTCTTTAAGGAATGCTACACGAAAATGTAGTAGCTGTTCCAGTTTTTCTGGATTGTTTTTAACCCATTCATGTACACCATACTTAGCATGCATGTCTTTAATATCTTCTACCCAGCTCATAAAATAATACCTTGTGGTTGTGTAACTTGAATAACACTAGTAGCAGATTTGTATTGATCTAGTACTTCACTAATTGGATCAACTTCAAATACGATATGTTCTGATTTAATAGTTAGTCCATCTTCAGCCTTTGTGTATGGTATATAAGGCATAAAGCCTAGTTTACCTTCTTCAGCAGCATATAATGCTACTGGCTTTTCAAACGTAGTCGCATCAGGCGATGAGCCAGTAATAGTTACGATGATTTCTTCGCCTGAAGTAAGTCTTAATAGTTTAATTGTCATTTGTATCTCCTGTCATAATAGTTATATTATATCATACTTTTGGTTGAATGTAAAGGTTTATTTTAAAAGAATTCATCAAGCGTTGCTATGTCTTTTGAGTTCCAACCAACAGCTTGAAGTATTGGATCAATAACACCTAAGAATGTTTTATCAAACTGAGTGTCATAATCAATATAGCGATGTAGACCAAACTCTTCAGGCAAATAATCAAGGAAAGATATTACGTTCTCCTTCATATGATTAGGTGTTCGAAGATAGATAAACTTAATCTTTTCGCCATTCTGAATCTTATTATATTGCTTTGTAAGCGATTTGTCTACAAGCATTTTGTTATACATGATACTACCACGAGCATGTATTGGCGTACCCTTTTTGTATATCCTTTGATTATCCATATAGTTTGTAAGATTAGTTATACCTCGTGGAAACGCAATCTCATCAGGTGGCAGAGTTTTAAAGTACGTTCTAAAGGTTTCAATATCTTGTTGGACCTTTAATTCAGAACCACTAATTATTGTCCTAAACATTTGCTTAAGAGCTGTACGACATGGAGCTGGTGTAGAAGACTTAATAGCTTCGATACCCATAATTTTAAGCTTGGGTTCAGCGTATCGAACACCTTCGTTATCAAGAACGTTTAGGATATACCTTTTCTTTGCTGTCCAGATACCGCGATCGGCAATTGCTTCACGTTTCATAACCATTCTGTTTTCGATACCACCCATAACTTTAAACAAATCAGCATAGCTTTCTTCAAGAACAGTTTCAAGCTTTTCCTTACAAACAGTATCGATAAATTCCAATGGATTATTAGGACTAACAGCTTTAACAAGATCATCAAGTACTACGTAAACAGAATCTGTATCGATAGCAATAACATAGTCTTTTTTAGTTTTAAGAATCTTATTGAGATATTCGTTGATAGCCTTTTCAGCCCAACGAATAGTAAGCTGGCCAGATAAAGTAATACCTTCAGCAATACGTTGATCAAAGAATCTAAAGTACTTGTTACCAAGTGCGCCATAAAGACTGTTTAGAAGAATCTTAATAGACATTTGTTGATTTTCTGCAATGTTGATATCGCGTTGAACTCGATACAATTCTTGTTTGTTATTTTTGTCAACCTTTTCAAGTTCTTTTTGCCCATTGATCATTGCACGTTTGATTACAACACGTTCACTGTACATTTCGTCAATGATTTTTGGTAAGATGCCTTGTTCATCAGTAGTAAAATACTGACCAGACGCTGAAGCGCATTCATTAGTTTCAAGCTTAGGTTTAACATCCCCACTTAGAAGACTATCAACAGTAACATTAGCAACTTTACCATTGATAATAGTTTCAGGAGACATATTATTTTGCATAATGATTGATGGATACAGTGAGTTTAAATCAAAAGAAACGACCCATTCGTGCATTCCAACGTGTGGATCTTTTACAAAGCCACCTGGATATGGTGATTTAAACTTTTCTTCGGCAAATGGAACAATAACGTTATTTGCATGTAGATTACGAAAGATAATAGAATCCCATATAGCAGTCGTACCCATAACATCGCCATAGTTAACACCACCACGATAAGCCATAGTAAGAGCTAATGTAATAAGACCCATCTTATCTTCGAAACGATCTACTAAGTCTACGTCTTTAATGTTGTAGTCAATAAACTTTTGATGATCGTGTATGTAAAGAGTGTGAAGGTTACCATATTCTTCATAAGAAAGCTTACGTTCTCCAAGTACTACGTGAGCAATATTATCAAGCTTATATGATTCCTGTGGACCATACGAGTAACCAAATTTACGAAATAGATCAAGGTAATCCATTTGAGCGATACCTTGAATTTCATAAGCGCACTGTTTACGCTGCATTGTATTGACATCACGACGATCAATCAAACCCCAGGGAGATAATCTACGAACAAACTCTTCACCATGGATTTTAATAATGCGATTAACAAGGTATGGTATATCAAAGAATCGTGAATTCCAACCAGTAATAACATCTGGGCATTGAGATGGTAAAGACCAATGAGCAATGAATTTTAATAGAAGTTCTGATTCGGTCATACACTTTTCGTATACTACACGATTTTCTGTCATGTATGTTTTTTCTACGTCATAGTCTTTAAGACCCCAGACATAGAATGTGTTATCAATATTGTTTTTCATACAGATTGCTGTTACTTCATGAGCTGCATGTTCTGGTTCAGGAAAGCCAGCATCTGATTGTACTTCAATATCGATTGTTGTTACGTTAATAAGGTTACGATCAAACTTAATATTGCCAGGGAATGCATCATTGATATACGCTGGAATATGTTTGTTGTTACCGTAAATATGTCGGCCAGCAGTATGTTGGTTTGTTGCTAGCCAATCTTTAGCTTCACGCATATCTTCAAATTTGATAGGCGCAACTTTTGTACCATCTAAAGCTTTAAATGGTGTAGTATTAGGTGTATTGACATAAAACGTCGGTTTGTACTTAATTTTTGTTTGAATTTTTTTGCCATTGCTATAACCTCTGTAAAGAAGATTATTACCATAGCGTGAGATAGATGTGTAAAATTTCATAGTATAACCATATCGAATAATAGAGTATATTATATCATAGTTTGGACATAATGTAAAGGTTTATTTTTAAAAAGTTGGGAAGGATCACTCCCTCCCGTCTTATTTAAAGTGGCTTATAGATAATATGCACTCGAAGCAAGTATCACAATAGTGGGGCATATAGAGAATATAAACGCCATTATTACAGTTGCTTCGAATCCAGATCTAATGCCATGCTTGTGCTTACGTATGTAACCCATAGTCTGACTCCAGTAGATAGTTTATTACAACCCACTGAGTTTTCGCTGCTCACCGGATTTACTCATTGAGTAAACCCTTCTTCGTTGATGTCCCAGTAGATCCGATTTCGATCTTCCGAGGACGCCTCTCTTCTGGAACTTCGACTCTGGCGTTAACCACAAGTATCCCATTCACAAGATCAGCCCCGTCAATTACAACAAATTCGGAGAGTC